TATGCCAATGATCCACCACCAGAAGCAGCATTATTAGTGACACTGAACACTGTTAAATCAGTCGCAGTAGCGCCACTACCTGCTGCACGCCAACTCTCACCATTCCACGAATATGTAATACCCGATACTACATATGTGAATGTTCCGTCAATTGGTTGCCCCTGAGTTGCGGGAAAATTGATTGCCATTTCTTACAGTGCTCCTTCAGTTATTATTTAGAGGTTGGTAATAGTAACCATGATGTCACCAAGGTTCAATGGATCTTCATTCCATCTTCGGACACAGAATACAACGCTGCTAGTGTTTCTCTGAATACCGATTTGTGCTCCATTAGCAGGGATCCAATCAGTACCATCATAAGAAGCATGAACGATATAATCAGTTCTTGCATTGTATGTAAATGGGAATGTTAATGTATAGAAAACATCACCACCAAGAGCACTTCCATCTCCACCAGACTTGGTAACTGTCCATGCAGCAGGACCAGTCCATGTTGGAGAGTTTCCATTCATATTAATACATCCAACAACAAAAGGAATATTAGGATCGGGAATTTGTTCTAGTGGTGGCGAAGCATCAACCCATTGTGCGCTATCAACGTCTTGATATCTAATCTTGAGGCGACCAGTGTCACTCTCCCACCATAGATCACCAGCGTTAGGTAGTCCAGGTGCAGTATCAGAGATAGTTACATTAGCACCACCGCCTCCACCTGCACCAGTAGCAGCAGGTGCCCAATTAGAACCATTCCAAGTTAATACATCATTTGTATTAGGAGTAGTAGTAACAACGTCAGCAAGTTCAGATAGAGAAGAACCAGTGTCTAATAGTTGCGTCCAAGCACCAGCATGTGCGAAGTATCCATGACCTTCAGCATGAACGTGTGCGAACATGCCATGATAGGTAGTCGCGCTAGGAAGATCAACCGAATTAGCAAAATTATTAGAGAAATATACTTTGCCAGTAGTTGTAATGTCTTGAGTAGTAGTTGCTCCTCTACTGAGAACAGTATCAAGAGTGTCTGCTTCTGCTGTTAGATAACCCTGAGTGCTGTGATTACCCCAGTTATATGCTGTGTTCCAGTTAGCAATATTAGTAGCATTAATTCCAGCAGCAGGAGAGGCAGTAAATACAGGGTCTGTCTCAGTATATGAAGTGAGATAGTTTGGACTCCAGTTCTCCCACCTAGCATTAGCAACACTATATCTGAGTAGTTGTGCGTCCTGAAGAGTTGCTATTGTAACATCAGTGTGACCACCAATACTTCCAAGAGAACTTAAATAACCAGCAGTAGCATGGTCTCCCCAACCGTATGCATCGTTCCAGTTAGTAATATTTTGATTAACAATATTAAATGCAGGAGATGCCGTGAAAACAGGATCAGTTTCCGACGAGGTGAATTGAAATCTACCCAGAACCTTCCAGGTTGTTCCATCATAAGTCCAAGTTACGCCGCCAAACGTATATGTATCATTAATATTTGGCGACGCAGGGAAATCTAATGCCATTTTTAGACGCTACTACTCTTCTGATGTATTTAGTTATCTATTGTAGTAACCTCTTGGGAAGAGTAGTCCGAAGTGAGGTCTTCTTCCTGTAAGGAATCCACGACGCGCCCTCATATCACTACTAGCAGATTCAAAGTCAGCAATATCATAATTAAATGGCGTAGATACATTGGTAGTGCTTCTTTCTACACTAGAAAAATCTGGAGTGACAACAGCAGTAGCAGTGTTAGCAAGAAATCTTGTCTGATCATATCCAGACACCACTGTGTCTGGAGTTTCGGATAGTGTTATGTTTGCCATCAGGTTATACGAGCGAGGAACAGGATACCAATAGAACTATTATTATTAATATTGTCAAGACCATTCTGACTGGTTTGATATCCAGCCAAGATAACTTCATATATTTCAGAAGGACTAATTGTTACAGTATCTCCTGGTCTGAATACAGTTGCTCCTGGTGTGGTAGAGAACTGAAGCATAACAAAATCATCAGGTAGATAATAAGGACATGGAGCTATGTTATGTGCTAGAGGAAGACCTTTAATTGGTTTGTAGTAATCAGCATTAGCACTCATAGCATAGTCACCATTTCTATCATAGGTGCTGTTCCTATAGTAAGTCATGATTTGATTATCACTACTCTCATTATTATCTGTATCAATATTACAAGCATACTTTGATGTGTATTGAGCACTATAAAGAGGATCTCTAGCAAATCCATAACTAGATTCTCTAGCTCTAGTAAAATTATTTACAGGTTCAGCACCTGGCATATCATCATAGTTATAGTATCCTGGGATTGTATAATTTATATTAACAGTTCTAACACCAGCTTCATATGTTGATAGTGTTCCGATGAATACATCATCTAAATCCCATAGGTTAGATCCAAATCCAGCACCTTTATGAACGGTAAAAGTACCGTAAGGAATAATAACTTCATTAATTGTTTGACAGAATTGAATGATAGCAAAGTTAGTATCTTGTGGTGCCTGTGCTCTATACACTCTGATGCTCATTGGATAAGCAGTTGGTGTTGTTGTAGTAGCAATACGAATTTTTGACCATTGTGCGTCACTAGATCTGTTGATATAATCTCTAGCTTCTCCTGTATCCAATCCCAAAATACCACCAAATCTTCCATACTCAGTGCCGCCCTGGATAGCGGTAGTTTTAGGTCCATAACGATTCATCCACTCCCAGTGATTACCACTGTTGATATACAAATCATAGTCAGCATAGTTTGCTGTACCAAAACCATAGTAGGATGTGCCATAATTTTTATTAGCATCATTGACTACTTTCAGAACACCAAAGTGTCCATAGTCACTCTTCTGATAAAAATTAGATCCAGCTCCAAGATTAGTAACATGCACTTCACATATTCCATCGTTCGCACCACTAAATGTTTCTGGAGTAGCGGTTCCAAATCTAATATCATCCTCTGGGGTAGAACCACCAATTTGATCACCAGGAATTGTAAATACTTCTCCGTTTGCCCATCCACTACCTATACTATTAATCACAATTTGTTCAACGTGACCATTCCCATTCACAACACCACGGTAAATTCTCAGTTTTAATTCAGATCTACCACCACTAGCGGGGACAGTATATTTCCAATATGGTTCTACTCCACCACTATTAGTATGTCGTGCTGGATTAATTATAATCTCACCTTTCATAGCAGACTCTGTGCTGCTAGCATAGATGTATTTTACTAGTCCATAATTACTAAGAATTTTTTCGGTATTAGATCTGAGAGCTAAAGGAATTTGTTCATCAGGGAGATTCTTTTCGTCTTCTGTTTGATACCAATAAGATGTGTTCCAAGTACATGCTCCAGATGGGATACTATTACCAGTTGGTAAAGAAGCAAGACCAGCCCAACCAACAACATCTCTCCAAGCAGGATCACTTAAGAGTTTATTTGCATCATAGTCATCAGTTCCACCACAAAGATTAAAGGTGCCACCACTAGTATCACTTACATTGAAGTAAATAACATCGCCTATTCCAATATTAATTGTGCGATTATCAAATTGTGCATCATCAATATCTCTAAAATATGATAGGATATTTGTTACTGCTGCACTATCAGTATATGGACCCTGAGTTAAATCAATTGCTACACCATTAGCAGCATCCGAAGCGTTAGCCGCTAATTTAATAACTTGATCACTTACTCGAATTACATAATAAACGGTATCTAAAGAAAGACCATTAATATTAAGATTACCATCTGTTTCTCCAGGAGCCCAATGAATTTGGTCACCAGTCTGATACTCATGTCTAGTATTAAAAAGTATTTCATCAGTAGCAGAATTGGGACCATAGAAATTTATGAAATAATATTTTTTCAGCATTCTATAAGCAGTAGTCCCCTGACTAATTACATCAATGTAATGAGTATTGTAAGAAATAAGTCCAGGATCTCTAGCAGCAGTGTCAAATCCACCAGTATTATAACTACGACTGCCTGTTGGCGATCCCACCCATTGAGGAACTCCAGTTCTAGCAGTACCACCATGCATTCCTAAGTTAGCAAAGACAGTTTCCAATGCATCCATTACATCTGCCTTTGTCCATCCAGTGTTGCCGTTATTGACATCCACTACTGATCTTAAAATTGCCATTTCTAGACGATACTACCTTTCAGATATATTTAGTTATCTATTGTAGTAACCTCTTGGGAAGAGTAGTCCAAAGTATGGTCTTCTACCTCTTAAGAATCCACGAGAAGGACGACGCTTCTGATATGGTTGATTGTTTATAGGTCCAGAAAAATCTAAGTCATTGATGTCGAAGTTTTGAGGTGCCTCTCCTGGTCCAGTTACTCTTTCAATAGAAGAAAACTCAGCTGAGATGAAACCAGTCGCAGTGTTTGGTTGCAACTTGGTTTCATCAAACCCATCAATAGGAGCATCAGGTGCTTCCGAAAGTGTAATTAATGCCATCAGGAGATCCTTGCTAAGAACAACATACCAATTGTAGAATTATTATCTACACCATCAAGACCATTCTGTTGTGTTTGATATGAAGCACGAATGATTTCGTAGGTCTCAGTCTCACCAATAGTTACAGTATCACCTGTTCTAAATTGTGTTAGACCAGGAGTTGTTGATACCTGTAGCATCACAAAATCATCGGGTAGATAGTAAGGACATGGAACCATTCTTTCATTAATTGGCAAACCTTTGAATGGTTTGTAGTAGTTTGCTTCTGGTGCTGTAGAATTTCCATTGTACTGATCATAAAAATTGTTTCTATAGTACAGATACATGTCTTGATTGGCATTTGATTCTGTTTCAATGTTACAAACATAACGACTGGTAGTATATTGGTTTGGAGTATCAGGATCTCTTAGGTAACCATAGAAAGCTTCTCTAGCACCACTGTACTGACTAACTGGTTCCTCATTTGTCTGTCTATCAGCAGTAGAGTATCCATACCTAGCACCAGGACTAGTATGAGTTAAGACCATTGTTCTCGTATCAGTATCATAGATCATCATCGATCCATTATAAACATGATCTAAGTCCCAAACATTAGATCCAAATGTAGCACCCCTATAAATTGTGAAAGCACCATAAGGTTGAACGACATTATTAATTGTCTGACAGAACTGAATGATAGCAAAGTTAGTATCTTGTGGTGCCTGTGCTCTATACACTCTGATCTCTAAAGGATATGCTGTTGGTGTAGAGCTACTACAAAACTGAATGTAAGTAGATGACCAGTAAGTAGTAAGATTGCTTTTTCTTAATGGATAAGCATAGTTTTCCATGCGGTCTAAACCAAGTTGTCCTGAAAATTCACCAATATTAGAGCCTTCAGACGATTGTTTCGTGCCAACTTTATTCAACCATTTATATCCACTTCCAGAATTAAAAACTAATCTATAATTTGTATCTTGATCAAGTCCAAACGAGTAGTAACTAGTTCCATATGTTTTAGAAGCATCATTTACATTCTTTAGAACAGCCCAATCACCTGTTTCTGCTTTCTGGAAGAAGTTAGAACCAGCACCCAAGTTTGTTACCTTGATACAAGGTGTTCCATTACCAGCATTTGATGATGTTTCATCTACTCTAACTCCAAATGTTACATCATTGGTAGGTGTTGCTCCACCAATCTGATCTCCAGGAATAGTAAAGACTGCATCATCAATCCATCCAGTTCCTTTGTTTAAGATCTTAATCTCAGCTAATCTACCATAATAAGAACTAGTACTAGACTGATACCTATACACTCTAAGTTTTAGAGCAGATCTACCGCCATCAGCAGGAACTTCATAATCCCAGAAAGGACTATAACCACTGCCACGGTTTGTAACCAATGGAAGTAAATTAATTACACCTTTCATTCCAGGGTTGGTGTCATTAGCGTAGATGTATTTCTTTGATTCTCTAGTCTCTGTTGGATGAGATAATTCTAAATCAACAGGATCAGTAAATGTTTGGCGATATGAAAAAGTATCCCAGAGCATAGTGCCAGTATCAGATCCTACTCCCGTAGGATTAGATGCGTAGCTGCTTATTGCAGTAACATGTTTGGTAGCATCATAGTCATCAGTGTCTGTACAAAGATGAAAATTGCCGTTACCAGTGTTAGAAGGGTCTGACAAATAAATTTGCAGAGTATCTCCAACATGAATATCAATTGTACGGTTATCAAATTGTGGGTCATCAAAATCAGTGAAGCTATACACAGAGGCAGACTTAGCAGCTTTACCTGAACTCCATCCACCATTAGATAATGTGATGTATGTATTGTTAGCAGCATCTGTAGCGTTTGCTGCTAGTCTAATAAAATCATCCGAGACAACAATAGCATAATAAATTGTATCTAATGTTAAACCATTGACATTATAGTCTTCAATTGTTCCACCCTTTGCCCAATGAATTGCTTGTCCAGTAGTGAGTCCATGCTCAGTTAATTTAATCGAACTTTGAAGATCACCAGTATTACTATCATCATAAAAAGAATATGCGCCAGATTCTCCACTATAGACTTTCAACATCCTATAAGCAGATGTGCCCTGAGAAATAGCAACATAAGAATCTGTTCTAGCAGTTCTATAAACTGCTCCTCCACCACAAGCTCTCCATGATTCATGATACCCAATAGAAGCGTTAGGACTGTAAGAACCTTGTGGGACACCAGATGAAGCACTACCACCATGAAATCCTAGGTTAGCAAAGACAGTTTCCAATGCATCCATTACATCAGAATAAGTCCAACCAGTGTTGCCGTTATTAACATCAACGACTGACTTTAGAATTGCCATGTTTATTATTCTCCTATCTGTAGTGCTGTTAGAGTGACTGTGATTGTGGTTGCTGCGCCACTTCTATTAGTGACTGACATATAAATGATATCTGTTCTTGGATTATCGTTATTGAATCCCATGATACCAGGAGAGATTAAGACCGATTGTGCTCCAGATGTTCTCACTTCAGAAATAACACCGCTACCTGGGGTAGGGTCTTCTCCCTCACTTCTCGTAGCATCAGCATCTCTTGACGCATCATCTACATAAATTCTAACCCATGCTTCTGCATCAGTGGTAATCTTGAATAACGAATAGGCTTTGTAACCTGTAATATTTAGATCTGTGGTCACATCAGCACCTATTGATACTGTAGTTCCAGAGAGATCTTGAATTGATGGAACAGTAGAACCACCAGTGGCAGTTAGAACACCGTTACCATCAATAGAAAGACCAGAACCAACTTTGATACCACCAAGGGTAGTAGCATCTGCTATTGGTAGTGTATATGATCCAGGGTTAGCATCAAGGACACCATTAGCATCTATACTAAGGTTAGCACCAACCTTGAATCCACCAAGAACAGTAGGCGAAGCAATAGGAAGAGTATATGCTGGTGGAATAGTTGGTTTGTTAAGAATTTCTGCCAGTCCAGATGTAGCATTCCAGTCAGCATTTACTGGTGCTGTACTACCAAGAGTAATTCTACTATTAACACCATCCCATGTTACTGTTGTACCACCACTACCAGTAACCTCAATATTATCATCATTTCCGAGAGCATCACGAAGAGTAATAATAGCATTGTTGCTGGTGGTGTTTGATCCTAGTAGATCATAAGTGGTTCCACCACCACCACCTCCACCGCCAAGTGCTGTAGCACTGATGGCATTGTTATTATCATCATATACAAATGAGATGTTTGTATGTGTGCCATTAGCAAACATCGTAGCGACAGCATCCTGTGCTCTCTCGTCAGTGTAAAATTGAGCAGAAATATCAGGTGCTCTGAATGTAATTGTGTTAGCGTCTGTGTTCTCTACAGTCAGACCATCAGCACCAGCAAATGTAATCTCATCTAGGACACCTTCGCTATCAGTCAGTCTAAATGTAGCATTAGAACCAGCTCCAGGTTGTGAAGAAATGCTATATGTAGTATCAGTTACCTCGTTAGTGAATTGGATTTCATCATTAGACTTTAGAATTGATAGTCCAGTTCCTGCTACAAGTGTTACATCACTAGTAACACCCTGAGAATCAGACAGTCTAATAGTTTTCTTACTATTATTTCCTCCAATGTCATCAATAGCACTGATAGAATATGTTAGCTGAGTGTTAGCAAGGAGTGTAGCGAAGTCTGAAGTGTTTGAGTTGTTTGTAGTAACAAGTCTCTGACTGGTCCAACTTACAGCGTTGGAATAGTACATCGCACCAGTCGCCTGAGAGTATGCGAAACCACCCTCATTGACATTTGCTCCAGGGAAGAATGCTACGCTAGCATATACGTTCTCAAATGGATCTCCAACAGGTGAAGCATCAACCCACTGCGATGAATTGCCATCATCGTACCATATCTTCATGGTGCCTTCATCAGACTTCCACCACATGTCTCCTGGTGATGGATTTGTTGGAGCAGCATCTGAGATAGCAGCTTTAGCAGTTAGAGTAGTGGGAGAATTGACCCACTGACTGCCATTGTATTTCAGAACTTCATCATTAACAGGGTTACTAATACTAACATCAGTAAAACTATCAATTCCACCAACCGTTGTTAGATAACCAGCATCATTTGTGAGGTCAGATAATGCTGTTGGTAGGGGATAGTAATTAGTTCCATCATTAGTGAATTGCCAGATGTCAGCAACTTCATTCCAACGCAAAGATGAATCAGGATCTGATCCTCTATCAACCTTGATAATTGCATCCAATGCACCAGATGCTTGCCCATCATTAAGAACAACCTCATTGTTAGTGACATTCAGGGTCGCAACATTATTAGTAGTGGTTGTACCAAGAACAGTTAAGTTTCCACTAACAATCAAGTTCAAGAATGTACATTCTGTGCTAGTTGATGCACCTCTAGCAGTTACAGTAGCAAGAGTGTCAGTTTCTGTGTAAGTAGTTAAGTAAGCTGGAGTAACATTTACCCAGTTAGCGCCATTATATTCAAGAATTTGTCCAGATGTAGCACCAGAAACAGCAACATCACTTAGTCCAGTAATAGATGATGCTGAAAGATCTGTTAAATATCCTGCTTGTCCATGATCACCCCAAGTGTATGCTGTGTTCCAGTTAGATACTAACTGAGTGGTTACACCAGCAGCTGCTGATGCTTGGAAAATAGGATCAGTTTCTGTATATGATGTAAGGTATCCTTGAGAAGCATGATTGCCCCAACCATAAGCATTATTCCAGTTGGTTACTTGCTGAGCAGAAATGCCAGCAGCAACAGAAGCAGAGAATATAGGGTCAGTTTCTGTGTATGATGTGAGATACCCAGCATTAGCATGGTTGCCCCAAGAATATGCTGCACTCCAATCAGTTCTATTTTGATTGGTAATTTGATAGGCAGGTGATGCTAGGAAAATAGGGTCAGTTTCCGAGTATGATGTTAAATAAGCAGAGAGATCTGGTGGTGTGAATGTGAATACGCCATTCACACTATTATATGTGAGAGTAGAATTGCCAGGAGCAGTAAGAGTTACGCTCGATTGTGCTGGAATAACTGGTTTGTTAAGGATTTCAGCGACAGTTCCAACAGCATTCCAATCAGAATTTACCTGTGCTGGTGGGATCGTTGGTTGATTTGTTAGATCACTATAACTACCACTGAAAGGAGTAATCCACTCAACAGAAGAACCAGTTGATGCGAGAACTTGACCAGAAGATCCAGTATTTCCTGCTGCCTGTAGTGGTTTGCCAACAGGAATATTCAATCCTTCTTTAATTTCAATTGGAGAATCGTCTCCATAATTAGCGATTTGGTTCGCAAGAATCTTTGACATACTTCTAGTCCTGAAGACAGTTCTCTGAGCTAGAAGTATTTATAAAATGGTAAGCGGGCGATCGGAATCGAACCGACGACATCTAACTTGGAAGGATAGCGTTCTACCGCTGAACTACACCCGCAGAAAATGGGGAGGTCAATCCCCATGGACACATGCACGCCACCTGTTTTAGTTTAACTGCAAAACAGGAAATCAGCCACACGGAAGGGGTCATTTGGATCCACCACTTGCTCTTTGACTGGAAGCAAGAAACCAGGCGGGAGAGAGTCCCATCCGCACCACCAGTTTTTATGGAAAAACTGGAAACCCGAGGGGTCGTGAAACCCATCCCGACCAGGGCTAGTTTATAGTCATACCGAGACTAGTCAGGGCGATGCTCCTGACTCTTGTAGTCATCAAATGAGATGACATCTTCACCAAAAGCACCAGGCATAGGCACTGGTTGTGCAGCGAATACAATATCATCCATAGAATCTAGATCACCACCAATTTTACTATTGCCAATAGTAATACCACTATCTAGATATTCAGATGACAACGTGAAACTAAAGTTAGGATCAAAAGTAATTTTGTCCTGAACTTTTTTGTTCAGATCACTGATGTGTTGATACTCAGTGAATAATTCAGACAAATGATCTTCATCGCCCTCAGCAAGAGCGTTGATCAATGCCTGACGGAGTGCTTCTTCAGCAGCTTGGACTTGTGATTTGACGCTCATAGTAACCTCAGTTGTATTTACGATAGGCACCGACCTCAGGATCAGGATCTAACCACTTGGTATATTCTGGATCCTCAAGGCAAGTGTCTAGTTGCATTTGGTTGTCAAGCAGGTACATGTCAAAGTATCGCTTTTTCCATTCGTGAAACTTTTGGATGCGATAATCTGGCATACCGTTGGTTTCTAGGGTGCCACACTGCACGAAGCGGTACGGTCCTTGATCGAAAATGACGGTGGGTTTCATAGGTCTGTTGCTGACTTGTCAATTGTAGCATGGTCTCTGTGCTTTGGCAACTGGCGTGAGCACCAGAATGCCATGGCAATCAGAGCAAAGTAGAAGATAGTATCATCAATCATCACTAGGAAGAAAAGAATACTACCACCATACTTTAACCAGTCAGGCAGTCTGTTTGTTAGTCTTCCAATAACTGGTCTAACTTTATTCTCGAACTTGAAGTAGAGAATAGCACCTAATGTTACTGTAATCTCACTCATCGGGACGATGAAGTAGAGAGACAAGATAACAAAGATAGGCCAATAATGCCTCTCTGGTATCTTAGCAAGTAAATTAAGAACCTTCTTCATGATCTGAATACATTTGAGACAACTCATCAACCTCAGCAACAGCAGTTGCTGCTGCTTCATACTCACCAGCAGGGACAGCAACCACTGCCCTGCCATCTGGTTGGCGAATCAAGAATGATTCACCTGCTTCGATGCGATCCATGTATGCATCGAAGTCTTTTTCAAACTCAGCAAACGGAACTTCAACCATTAATCTCTTTAAAATCTTTCTCGAAAATTGCAAGTCCTGCATCAGTCAGGACATGATTGTACATCTTGTCAAATACTGCAGTAGGTAGTGTAACTACATCTGCGCCATACAAGAGACAGCGAGAGACGTGATGTACATCACGAAGACTAGCGGCAAGAACCTTAGTCTCCACTCGCTTGGCACTATATAGACCACCAATAGCACGTACAAGTTCGACACCACTAAAAGAGTTGTCATTCATACGTCCCACAAAAGGAGAGATGTATGTGGCACCTGCCAAAGCGGTCATCACTGCCTGAGAGGCAGAGAAACAGAGTGTGACATTTGTTTTTACTCCCTCATCAGAGAGGATCTTACATGCGATAAGACCCTCTTTAGTGAGGGGGAGTTTGATGGTAACTTCACTGCCAATAGCAATATACTGTTTGGCATTATCCAGCATCTCATCAGCAGTTTTTCCATCAACCTCTGCAGAGATACTCTCGAAAGCAAAATCTCTTGAGAGAGTGCTAATGAAATCAAAGTAATTTACACCAGACTTACGAACTAGTGTAGGATTGGTCGTGATACCAGAGACAAGACCAGTCGCATAACGCTCAGCGATCTCATGGTAGTTAGCAGTGTCTAGAAAAATTTGCATGATTATTTGTTTAGGAGAACATTTCCAGATGGTCCGTTAGCGATGTTTTCTTCGGGACAATTGAACTTAATGGCAACTGTGATTCTAGGAATTGTTCTAAAACTTGTTGCCCTATGTGGTATTTTACCATCAAATAGCACTAATCTGCAAGGTTTTGGAAGTAATCCAAAAACATTGTCATCAACTATAAACTGAGTTTCACCTCCTTCATCATAGGATGTTGGAGGATTGACGTAGAATAGTGCAGTTATAACACTTTCATCTTGATGAAAGTATGGGTTTTCTTTAGGAGAAAAAAGATTTGCATAAACTCTATTGACAGAAAGTTCTTTAGTAAAACTATTTTTTTCTTTTGCTATACTAACAAACTTATTTGTTGTATCGTTGTCTAAAGAACAAACCATTCCTGTTGGTGGATGATCATCATCATCCACTTCGCCGTAATGATAGTTGCCTTTGTACAATAATTGATTGTAGATAATATTATTTTCTTCTAAACTGATTACGTTGTCGTAGATCTGAATTTGATTTTCCATAATTAATTATTGCAAGTCGGGGTGACAGGATTCGAACCTGCGACCTATTGCTCCCAAAGCAACCGCGCTACCAAACTGCGCTACACCCCGTGGAGGAAGAAGCGAGATTCGAACTCGCGGAGGCTACGAACCTCTCCAGTTTTCAAGACTGGTGCAATCAACCACTCTGCCATTCTTCCATGCGGACAAACTGTTCTTCGAGATTATAGTACAGTTTATAGTTCTTTGTCAAGACATAATATCCATCGATCGTAAGACCATCATCTGTCCATCCATACCCAATTACATTTTCACACTGACCATGAATATTAAAACATTTTTTAGTGTGAAGGTAAGAATGGTAGCGGGCGTCCAGATTGATCATTAGCGTTCCTCAAATTCAAGTCGTCGGACCTTTCGTTTGCGTCGGTCTTCCTGGTATTTTAGGTCACTTTCTGTTAGAATCCCGTTATATTTAATATTCTTTTCATGATTGACTAGAACGACCTCCCCTAAATCAACTGCTCCAACAATGTCATCTACAACCCTCATCTGATTAGGACAACCACAGAACTGAACTTTGCTAGTGCTTGTCAGTTCTCTGCGACAAACTTTGCATCTTGCTGTTAGCATTTTTTAGCATTTAACCTCTTAGTGAGAATGCCCGAAGAGGGATTCGAACCCCCGACCATCTCCGTGTAAAGGAGGTGCGCTACCGCTGCGCTATTCGGGCAATGTCGGTAAGAGGACTTGAACCTCCACGTCGCAAGGACACTGGAACCTAAACCCAGCGCGTCTACCAATTCCGCCATACCGACTGGCGACTCAAGTAGGATTCGAACCTACGACCGACTGCTTAGAAGGCAGTTGCTCTGTCCAGCTGAGCTATTGAGTCATGAATATCCCCACATTATATGGGGTGTTTAGTTATTTGTCAAGCAACTTAAAATTACACGACAAAGTTTTTCTAAGTTTCGTGCTAGTGTTTTTACTAACACCATGTAGCATATGAGCAGGGAAGAAAATGATGTCTCCAGCACTAACTTCTGGTGTCCAATACTCGCTGCAATCTAGTAACTGTCTCATTGGAAATGAGATTTCTGTATTGTGTCTATCTCTAAAGTAAAAATTGTTTCCATCATCAAAGAAAAATACACAAGCGATGTCTTCATCCCAATGATCATGCAGTTCTTGGTAACCACCTTGACTGTATATATTCAACCAAGGATCGCCTACTATAAAACCGAAAGGTTTTCCAATTCTCTTAGATAATTCATCTACACTTGGTTGCAATAGATTCATGTAATCTTCATGCTGTAGAGGAACTCTATCAACTTCACACTTATCTCCCCAGTTAAAGGAAGAATTGTCTATGTTTGTCTCAGTATTTAACTTAGCAATTAACTGTTCTGAATTTGGTGCCTTGAATTGTACATAGAAATTATGACTAAAAATATAATTCATCCCCACTGCAATTTTTTAGTGTAGTCATATGCATACAACTCACGATTACCTTTGATACCCCACCCCAACCAATAATAAGCAGGAACCATGTACTGACTAACAGTTTGCCCAGGACCCTCAAACATAGGGAGGTAGCGTTGGAATACAGATTCGTTAATCATGTAACGAGTTTGACCTTCCAGACTGCTTGGGTCACATCCATAGTTCTTACAGAACTTTCCTAGATTATTATAACGATTTATTGAGGTCCATTGAATAAGACCATAACCCCCGCGAGTGCAATTGCGGTAAGAAACTCTAGCCCCTCCCTCGCATATGTTGGGAATGAACTTGCTTTCCTGTTTAATGTTACCCATGATCGTTGCAAGAGCATTACGATCTGAGATCTTGGTGTGTTCTTGGAGTTGTTCGAGGACATACTGTTCTTCAGGGGAGCAATCCTCACACTTCCATGATGCTTCGTATGGGATTACGGGAAGTGGTTGGATCTCAGGCATCTCAGGTGCCTCCGTTGCATTAGGAATCTGAGGACCAGTAAGTCCCACAGCAAGAGCAGCAGAGGCAATCAAAATGTTAGCAATCAAAATAGTCTTTCCTGTAATAACGTCCGAGGATGTTCGAATTATAGTACGCAGGCGTTCCATTGTCAAGTGCCTCTGTCAAAACGTCGTTAAGAAAAAGTTGTCGGGTCTCTTCGTAATTGACCCTTCCTGGTGTCCTGTGCAATGACAGGATTTCTCTGGAGAAACATTCCTTTCCAAAGAGTTTGATGTCGTCTTTGAGTTCTGGACACGATCCGTAATACCGCTTCCAATCACTTTCACTTGTAACTCGCCTTTTAGCGCCTTTGGGTTTTCTTTTTTGCCAAAAATACTTTCGCCCAATGTACGATCGACCGTTGGACTGATTGGTAATTTTATAAACAAAACCCCAGTTGTCCCCAATAAGGCTCCCATCAAACACGGTGCCCATATACTTCCAAGGGTTTGGGTAACTTTCTTCCACATCATCATAACATAACCTCCAATTATTTAGTCAGTCCCACGGATCTGGTATTTGATTTTCATTGCTTGGAGGAACCATGCGTCGGTCAGACACTTTGGACCGTGAAGCAGGACTTGTACTTGTTTCTCTGGAAGATTTGGATCTTGAAGAGCTCTCACCTTCCAACCAGGCAAAGAATTTTTTGTCATAGCTGGAAACCAGCGAACGTATCCTTTTTAACATCTTGTTTAATGCTCCCGATAAGGTAAGATTCTACTTCTGTCTCCTGTGGTGCTACTTGCATACCCTTAGAAGACAACCAGTGCTCTGTCCAAGGCAGAGGATTATTACTGACAGGAGTATCAAAGATTGCTTTTAGTCCAATAGACTTCAAACGTCTATTGGCAGTCCATTCAACATACTTTGCCAGTAGTTTGTCGTTAAGACCAATAATAGAACCATCCTTAAACAAATATTCTGCCCAAAGTTTTTCTTCTTCGACACATTGCTTGAACATTTCATAAACATTATCTTGCTCCTCCTTTGCAATTTCAACCATGTCAGGATCATCACCATCACGCCACTTATTCATAATGTTTTGAGTGATTGTCATGTGTTGGGATTCATCTCTTGCGATGAGTCCGATAATTTTAGCACTTCCTTCCAGAAGTTTAAGTTCCCCGAATGCGAAAGAGCAAGCAAACGAGACGTAAAATCTAATTCCCTCAAGGATATAGACATTAGCGACCGCTCGATATAATTTTCTTTTGAGTTCATGGAGTTCTTCTTGTGCTAGAGGTACGCCATCAAGTTGGTGTTCCCACATTCTACCAGCACCCCACTCTTGTGCTGCACGTAGGAAGTCATCATAAGCATGAGTAACAGACTTTGCTCGTGAAAGGATCTTTTCGTCGTCTAGGATCTTGTCAAAGACATCAGAGGGATCAGCATACACGTTCTTGATGATGTGGGTATAGGAGCGACTATGAACCATCTCCATAGTCTGCCAAATGTTCATGGCACCTTCTAGTTCAGGTAATGAACAGTAAGGCATAAAAGCCATCCCAGGACCACGCCCTTGTACAGAATCCAAGAGGATTTGGTACTTAAGGTTACTAGTGAAGATGTGCTTTTGTGCTGCATTAAGTGTTTGATAGTCGGCACGATCCTTCTGCAATGATACTTCTTCTGGACGCCAGAAATAACCAAGTTGTTGCTGTGTCAGTTTATCAAACACAGGATACTTAAATTTGTCATAGCGTTGGACCCCAAGAGGGGGTCCAAAGAACATCTTTTGTTTTGTACTGTCTAGTTGGGTGGTGTTAAACACCGTCATCCCTTCTACTTTACTACGCATTGGTTCGCTCGTTCTAAATTTTGCAACTGTCACAATCTTCTTCCTCTGTTTCTAGAATTTGGTTAAGTAAATCTTCTATTGATTCTTTTTTCTCTGCAGTCAGCTCAAGTTCTTCTCCTTTCTGGTCGTAAGTGTTCTGATAATAAGAAGTCTTCCAACCATACTTGTATGTCTTTAGGAAGTCACCTGCCATAATAGAAACTGGCACCTCAGCGTTGTCATAATTCTCTGGATTATAACTCCAGTTGCCAGAGATCGCCTGGTCAAAGAACTTTTGCATCGCAGCGACAACTTTGATGTAACCATCGTTGTCCTTCATGTCCCAGAGAAGAGTGTAGTTATTCTTGAGACTACCATACTGAGGAACGATTTGCTTGAGTGGTCCCTTCTTTGACTTTTTAACGGACATGTATGCTCTAGGAGGCTCGATTCCGTTTGTGGCATTTGACACAACGGAACTGCTCTCTGAAGGCATTTGTGCGGACAGTGTTGAGTGCCTAAGACCGTGGGTTCTGATAGATTCTCTAAGACTTTCCCAATCATGGTTCAGTTCTTCTCCACAGAATTCATCGATGTCACGTTTGTAAGTGTCGATTGGGAGAATACCGTCTGCATACTTCGTTCGATCGAAATAACCACACTTGCCTTTCTCCTTGGCGACTGTGTTGCTTGACTTGAGTAGATAGAACTGGAAAGATTCAGACAAGTCGTGGACGAGTTTCCATGCTGCTGGGTCATCGTAGTGTTCTCCGTGCTTGGCGAGGTAGTGTGCTAGACCGATATAACCAATGCCAAGAGAACGGCGGTTCAATGTGCTAACTTCAGCAGCACGAACAGGATAGTCCTGATAATCAATCAACTCTTCAAGACCACGAACTGCTAGATCACAAAGGTTCTCTAGATCATCCAGTTTGTTAATCTTACCAACATTGATAGCAGAGAGAATACACAGAGCAATCTCACCATCACCATCAATATGCTGAAGAGGATCAGTTGGAAGTGTGATCTCCTGACAGAGGTTACTCATATTTACCTTGTCAGTAAATGACGAGTGCTCATTACAGTGGTCGATGTTCATGATATAGATTCGACCAGTCTCTGCTCTCTCCTTTAGGAGTGCCAGAACCAACTCTTGACCACCGATAGATCGCTTTGGAATGTCTGGATTAGATTCATAAGAGCGATATAACTCATCAAATCCAGGAGTGCCAAAAGCATCATACAAACCAGGAACGTCGTGCGGACTGAAGAGGGTGATGTCTTCGTTGTTGATGAAACGTTCATAGAAGATTTTGCTGGTCTGAATTGAATAGTCTAGTTTGCGAACGCGGTTGTCCTCTGTTCCTTTGTTGTTCTTGAGAACAAGAATGTCTTCTATTTCTTGGTGCCAGATTGGGAAATGGACAGTCGCTGATCCACCTCTGATGCCATTTTGAGTGCAGCATCTGACAGTTGCTTCAAACTTTTTGAGGAAAGGGATAACGCCTGTGTGCTGAACTTCTCCGCCTCTGATTTTAGCGTTGATGCCACGGATTCTGCCTGCGTTGATACCGATGCCCGCCCTTTGTGCAACGTATCTGCCAATAGCCATATCAGAGCTAAAGATAGAATCGAGGGTGTCATCAACATCAACAAGAACACAGCTAGCAAATTGTCGAAGTGGAGTTCGCACTCCCGCCATGATAGGTGTGGGAATGTTGATTTTGTGCTTGCTGATTGCGTTGTAGTATCGTTTGACATACTCTAAACGTGTTTCTGTAGGGTAGTTTTGGAAAAGAGTAACCGCGATCATCATGTACATATATTGTGGCGTCTCATATAGTTCGCCACTGGATCTATCCTGCACGAGGTACTTATCAACGACCTGACGTAAACCTGCATAAGTGAATAGCATGTCACGATCATGATCAATCCAACTATCAATCTTTGCCCACTCTTCTGCATTATATTTACGCAAGATCTCACCATCATATACACCATTCGACACACACTTATAAGCATGATCCACTACAGATGGATGACCATTGACCCATCCTGCTCCAAAGACTTGCTTACGAACTGCGAAGAGAAGCAGGCGAGCAGCGACAAACTGATAGTTAGGAGTTTCTAGACTGATCAGATCACTAGCAGAACGCACCAAAATCTCCTGAATGTCCTTCGTCTCGATGCCATCGAAGAACTGCAGACCAGAGTTCATTTCGACCTGAGAGGCGCTCACGCCGCTCCCTAGACCCTCGCAAGCCTCCTCAACCATCTTATGGATCTTATCGAGGTTCAGCGCCTCTACAGCGCCGCTACGCTTCTTTACTTTGATACCGTGCCCGTTTGTCATACTTTCTTCCAGTCGTTAAATTTAAGGGTTGCTTCTAAACCTTGATAGACATTAGATTCTACCAGAGTTTGTACATCGTGTCCAGCAAGGACCATATCGTTAATATCCTTTTGTTGTATTTTTCTAGGCCAAATGACTACCTTATCTCCTCGGTCAATGACTTTGGAGATTCGGGCGACAATCTCTCTGTTGCGTGGTTCATTATCAAATACCCAAATATAATTGCTCCAACCAAACGTCCGAACATCAGCGTCGGACCCAGCCATAGCAACAGAGTTTTCAAGGAAGGTCGCATCAAATGGTCCCTCTACAATATAAACAGGTTTGTTTTCTTTTACTCTATCCAGTCCGAAGATCTTGGGTTGTTCCTCGTCCAGCATGATCGTGATGTATCTTAGTTTTGCCTTAGGGGCAAGTGATCTGCCTTGGTATCCAAAGAGGTTACCTTCTTTGTCTCGGAATGGAATAATAATTCTGGGACTATCTTGCTTGAGGTTGTCAAACATCTTCTTTTGGGAATTAGTCCAAGCCTTAAACTTAGGACAATAGTAGAAGTAATCTAGATCTTTGATGCCTCGGTTCTCAAGATATTCTCTCGCTGGGTGAGAAATATTTAGCGAAGAAATCTTCTCAAGGTCTGTATCTTTCTTGACAAATTTTGGAGTCTTAAACTCAAACTTAGGATTTGGAACGGTTGTGCCTTTGCCTGTCTTTCCATCCTTAAACTTCTCCATAACATATTGGTCATGAAGGAATGTATCTTGATCCTTTAAGAAGTTTGCAAGTGTTCTTCCCATGCCGCAGTTGTGGCACTTGAACACAAAGTCATTCTTGATCTTAAAAAGATATCCCCTCGCCTTGTTCTTTCTCTTCTGACTATCGCCACAGTAAGGACACCTGAAGTTATACAGGTCTGCCTTCTTACGACTGAAGAGAACTAGGCGAGAGGATACTAGTTGGATATACTTTACGTCAAGAAAACTCACTAGGGGTCATAACCATTTCAGTCATACTAACAGCAGCAGACTGAGGTGTCAAGACTTTGACGATAGGTGGAACCACTTGTAACACTGCCACAAGGGTAGCAAGAACAGCACCAGCACCGATCACGAACTTAGCATTAACTTCTACTTTCTTTTGGAGAACAGACACTCTGTTGTGGATAGTTTCGTTATCCTTTTCATGCCTTACTTTCATCTCTTCCAACATACCGATAATCAATTTATCTGCCCTCTCGCTTTCATCTAATCTGTTTTCGTGGCGCTCCAAGATAATAGCAATTTTGTTGCTATTATCCGAGATAGTCCCGACTGCTTTTTCTAATTTGTCAAGCATCTCTTTGGAGAGATCTTCATAAATGCTCAGTTTGCTTTCTAAAACTGCTAATTTACCAAGACCAAATGCCATGATTAGACATTCCTTACTGCGAAATCGAGTGCAGACTGATAAGAAGATGCGTCTTTGTTCAGCATGTACTGGAACTGCTGCTTGTGAGTATCATCCAACTGGGCATAGCAAGCAGCGATACGCTTAGCAGAGAAGTTATCTAGGTTTTGTGTAGAACCATCAGAGAACTGTACCTTAGCAAAGGAACCTTCACCCTGTGGATTTAATTCAGAAGTAGCAACGTCGAGAGCAACTTGGATTACATCTTGATTTTCAGTCATAATTTCACCTTGTGGTTCATAAGAATTTTTTTGTTGGACCTTTTTCTCTTGGTCCTTTGCTTTCTTTTTAAAGTCAGACATACGTGCTTTCATGAGCGTGTCCATTTCACTAGACTTTCGCATCATTTTTTCTTTCGCTTCTTTTCTCTTCTTCTGAAGATCTTTTTGGCGATTGAGTTTTTTGCCTTGCTGAATGACTTTCTGTGCCCTCTCTGTGTCAGACACAATTGCCTCATCAATTTGAGTTTCTACTTGTTCTTTCATTTTTCTTTTTTGGATACGGTCAAAGAGAGAGCGGGCACCCTTGGTACGCCCATCAACTTTATCATTATTTTTCTTGTACTTACGATGCTGTCTAGGATTTACAAATACAAAAGCAGGTGGCAACTGAAGACTTGATCCGTCACCAGCAACCATTTCATTTAAATTAGATTCAGACTCTTTAGACATTCCTCGTCAGCATCCTCGGTAAGTGAAGGTGGTAATCTATTTAGAAACAACATAAATGCCTTTATTTGAGACCAATACGTTGCTTCTGTCTTATAAAAAAGCAGCGGAGTTGCTGCTTCACCAAAAACATTATACAATACAATCACATGATTTAGAATAAGATGTGTTTTCAATTCACCCGTCGTCTCGTATCTCTTAAGCAGTCTTTTGATATACTTAAATCTCTTTAAGTCTTCCTCAAAGTCCGAATAAGTAACGGACGACGGGTTATTGTAGTTTTGAATAGCGAAGAAGAGCCAGTTGTCTGGCGTCAATTCATTGAAGTTCATTCAGATTATGCGAAAGTTAGTGTTGCTGCGTCAGAAATAACTTCTTCAAAACCAGTGGTGTTAGTGATCTTAGCACGGTACTTATAACCATCAAGATCTGCTTTAGCAGCACCAGTGATAACTAGATTACCAACTCTTGCTCCACCAGAAGTTGCAGTATTGACGGAATAAACACCACCATCAAGGGAAGTTGTAACATTGGTCCAGCGAGTTCCAGTTGCAGTTTGACGCTGCCACTGAACTTCGACAGTTGCACCAGAAGCATCACCAGTTGCGGTAGCATTAACAAAGAATGCAGGGGATGCAGTGTAAGGATCTGCTGCACCAGTTACATTAACAGGTTGTACCGTTACAGCAATTACGCCAGCAACGTCAGCAGCAACATCATCGTCAGAGTCAGCAGTATTGACAGGAGCATCTTTCATTGATACTAGTTGAACTGCCTTATGACGAGTATTGCCATCGGCATCTGTGTATGTGGTATATTGCCACCAACCAGGAGAATTTAGACCACGCTCAGTATTCTCAGCGAGGGTTGCTTCTGTGTCATCGATAAAAACTGCTCTTGCTTGAATAGCAGCATTACCTTCAGCACCAGCAGTAGCATTGGTGTTACCGTCATGTGCTACGAGCGTACCGTCAGATTCGTACTTCTTAACGGAAGCCTTCTCAGTTGTGTTTAGAACTTTGATTGATTGTGCTTGCGTTTCAGCACGACTATACAAGGACATGGATACGTACTCCAGTTGATAAACTAATTTTCCTAAAATTTATTTATATTCTCAGGCTTCTTCGCGCTTCTGGATTGCCTGTTCGACAACTGCCAGGAGTTTATCATCCATATCAGTCTTAGTTAGTTTGACTGCCTTGCCAAGAATAACTAGGCAGATCTCTACTAGCTTCTCACCAAGTTCCTCATTATCGGGAATTTTGGCAACAGCGTCAGAGATAATTTTAGATGCGAGTGGGAGTAGAAAAGCTAACATGATCTTAGTGCAATGAGCTCTTCTATTTATTTCTTCTCCTTCTTTTTTTCTGGTAGTCCTTTATGCTTAGTAGATGCGAAGTCTTTCACATCTTTCTTCTTCATGCTGGAAGCAACTTTGGCAACCTCAGGCGACGACGCTCCCTCACCTTTCTGAGCAGCTCTGACCATACCCATGAATTTTTGTTGCTTTTTAGAGACTGCCTTCTCATTGATGAGATCTGGGTGAGGAGCATACAATGGACCTTGATAGTTACCAGCAAAGACAACATTTTCATTAGTAGGTTTTGTAACCATGCCCTTCTTACCATCATTAATGGTAGGCATGACTTCTACTGCAGACTTTTTCTTCTTTGCTTTACGTTCCTTATCTTTGCACCCACACTCCTCACGGAGTTCTTTAAATGACTTCATTTCTTTCCCTTCATCGCAATGATCTTGCTGACTTTCTTACGACGCATGTGGAGATACTTGTCAGACTTATCTACATCTCCATCATTATCAATGTCCTTATCCTTACGCTCAGAATGCTTTCCCTTAAGTTCCTTGTGATCAACTGGATCTAGTTTTTTCTCTGATAGTTCATCACCATCATGAGTTAATTCGTCACCTGCTTTTACACAGTTATCAACAGTCTTACCGCCCTTCTTCTTGGTGCCAGCAAGTTTGTATCCTTTCCAGCAAGCCTTACCATCAAGACCCTTTGCCTTCTCGATTACATAGGTCTCACCGTCAATCTCATACTCTTCGCGCTCAAGAACCTCTGATTCCTCATTCTTAGGAGCACTTTCTTGTCCAACGTAAGCACCTTTCTTTGCTTCTTTCTTACGCTTAGTAGTGTCTTCAATCTCAGCACCGTGAGACTGAGGATCCATGCCATCAAATGGTGCTTCGTGTAGATTTAATTCTACGGGATCAGTGTTCTGGAAGCAGTTACCTCCCATCCACTGACCATAAGCTTCCATCAACCCCGACGAAAACTCATCGTTACTATTGACGTTATTAACTGGCTTCTGATACTTCATCGTTTAATAAGGAGGTTCTTCTCGTATTATTTATAGATCTAATATTTTTTATCCACTCACGGAACATCTGTCCTTCCTCAGAAATTACGATGGCATAGTTTCCACCGACCCTGTGGATATGTCCCTTGTCTCCTGTGCGTGAAGACATGACGGCATCACCTTCCTTGAAAACTTCCTGCTGTCTTTGTTGCTGACGCAGTGCTTCCTCACGTAGTTTCTTGAAATCTTTCATTTAAAATTCTTGGGTAGTGCCGAAGCAATCTCATCCATGAGAGCACGGCAATCTTTATCATTCAGTGCTTTAGGGATACCTTGACGGAACAACTTGAAGTCACCAGCAAATGCTGCGCGTCTCATCTTCGTGCCAGAAATAGCGAAGGTATCACCATCAGCGTCTCTGCTTCCAGAAGATTGAATATCAATTTTTCTGAATGAGAAATCTTTACCATTGTATTTATGGAGGAACTGCATGGCAGAAACCCTGTCAGAACCTACCAAAAAGACAACCTCATCATATCCTGCCATCATAAGATCTTGTAGGATTTCAACAGGTTGTTTTGGACCTGAGAATATTTTACCACGATGTTCTGGGAACATCTTATCCATATAATATTTCTTACGATCAGGTGGAAGAGGATTGCTACCTTTCTTGTCTACAGTCTGAGAAATATAAATGCGATAATCACAATTGCCAGCAGCGCGTTTCACACCATCAAAGTTCTCTTTGTGTCCTATGGTGGGAGGTTGAAACCTACCAAATGTAAAGTAACAAGTCTTGCAGTTTAACTCTAACGCCATTGCTTCTGTAAGGTGAAGTTATTGTAAGCAAACTCCAAGCGATTGACAAACTTAATCATGCTGCCATCCTTGTGAAGAACATATCCTTCTGGAGTTGTGACCTTATATCCTTTCTCCGTCTGAACGAAAGTTCTGAACTCTTCAAGGTGGTCTAGTTTATCTATAACCATTTGCTTCACTGCTTGTAGTTCCTTATACAAGGCAAGCATCGCCTTAAACTTATAAACATTATTTACAAGATAGTTTTCACTCTCATAAACGAGGTTGCGCTTCTTGACTAGGTTTGCAGGTGTCTTGATCTTAGCAAGTTCCTTACTCATCTTATCATGATAGAAGTTTGCTAGATCATACAAGCTCTCATCAACGTTAGCAATGCTTCTAGCATTCTTGATCTCATTATTGAAGAACTGCTTTAGGTAACTAGAAATATGAAACTTAGCGTCTCCTGTTGTTCCACTGACAGCGACTAGTTCATCGAGAAAGTCACCACAGATCTGACACATGCGTTCAATCTTGGAAATATATCTGTCAAACTTACTCATTTCTGTGCGAGAAAATCCAACACGATCCATGGGAGTATCATTCTGTACTACTAAAGCATCATTAGATCCTTTTACTTTAGCACCAGCACGAGCTTGCATTGTAGAAAGTTCATCGCCAGTATAATGAGTATGAAATACTACTCCGATCTTTGCTCTGCCAGCCTTTTTACCAATATCGTGGTTAACAGGGATGCCATAAGTAATAGTGTTTGGTCGAAATGTATAGAGTTCTTCTCCATTAACCTTTTCCTTTTTAAGATCAGTTGTGAATAGTAAATCTCCCTGTACCACCCCCTGAATATTCAACTCACTAAAATACTTGAGAGAATATTTTAGTTTTTCTGCTAGATCTCCTTCATACCAAGCATCCACAGTTTCTTCGCTATAGCAAACTTTAGGTTCAGTCTTGTTAAAAACAGATTTAGTTCCAACAAAAAACAAACCAGTCTCTGGATGTGTGCCACAAATAATAGATGGAGCACCATCCCATTTGGTTTGCATAAATCCAGTGCTCTCCTGATGACCAAGCATCTTCCTCAATTCTTTTAGAAAAGAGACCGCTGCCATACACCCCTCAATGCCGTAGTTTAGCATCTCATCTTCCAGGTGTTCCAGGTGCTTGAGTTGTGTTACGTTTGCCATCAGATTTCCAGTGCTCCACTTCTATTTTGAACCAAAGCGATGGGATAGATGCCTGCTCTGGCACCATTGTAGCGTGTTCCGTCTGGCATGGTCCAACCACGACCAGCTCTGTAAGTGGCAGCAAATGCTGCTCGGTATCTGCTGGTCTTAAAGAATGTAAGATCACCATTCCAAGAGACGTGAGATGAGAAATCAAGAGAGAAACATGCTTCTTCATCTCTCTTTGGTGTAAAAATAGGATTACCCTGACCAATACATTGAACGTTATCATTACCAAAAGCACCACCATAGTCAGGACCATATACAGATTGATTAATCAACTCATCACTCTCCACAAATCTATATACAGGTCTAGTCAATCTGTCATTCTGAATATATCTACCTGCTTCAGACAAAAATGACTGTACTTCACTATTCATGTAGATCAGATTTCTGTTAGTGGGAGTTCCTGCTACCTGTGTGACCCCACCATATTGCTGATATGCTTCAGGACCACCTACTTTTTTGTGTGAGATAAAGATTTTAGGAACACCATTAGAGGTTAGAGCGAAGTCTGCTTTATAATCTCTAGCACTACCAGCAACTCTTGCTTTACCAGATACATTTGCCACACCGTTAATGTTTTCCCAGTTTCCAACAGGCGTACACACTTTAAATGCTCCAACCTCCGCTACCATATCATCAATAAGTCTTTCCAAATCTCGGATTGCTGCTTCTTCAGCATCCATTACATTGGTAGTTGGTTTTCTAATTTCTTTGAGTGCAATATATCCTTTCTTTGTTCCTACTTGCACATGAGCAACACGAAGTTTTCCTATCAAACTCTCTTGATTAGAAAGCAACTTTATTTCCGTTCTCGCTGGCAGCACACCATGCGTAGATTTCTTACTCTCTTTAAAAAAAGTAGCAGTGATCTTTTCCTCTACCTTTAAAACTAGATCTGCCCACGAGGGATTATCCCTCACATACTTATTAAAAGCAGGTCCTCTACCTCTCGTTAGAGTTGTACTTAGTGCTGCCATGAAAAAAACCTCCCGTCTAATTATTTAGATGAGAGGTCCTTAAGATATTCTTTTTCATTTTGGTAAGGATGCTTTTTTCCAGACCAGATCTCATATCCTTCTACGAGATCTGGGATTAACCACTGATCCACCCGATAGCAATACTTCCAGTTAGCTGGTTGAATGCAATTCATTACAACCACTTGAAAGAATGCTACTAGGTGGATCCAGAAACTATACACCGTATTTGGTCCAGAGTTTACGAATGTTCTGAGTGATAGGAACACCACCAACATAGGTTTCTAAGTGTTCTCCTTTCTCATCAGCAATAATCAGAACAGGAGTAGCAGTCACACCATACTTTTTAGCAAGAGCAAGGTTCTCTTCTGGGATAGGTACATCACTTACATCTTCAAGTTGAACTTCCTCAATGAGTTTAGTACGGTCATCTTTAAGAGCATTGAAGTATCTTTTAACAAGACCACAAGGACCGCAAGAGTCCTTGGTGAATAAAATAAATTTAGTCATCATCTTTCTTTTTATTAAATCCAAATGGTGGTAGTTTGTCCGTGAGTGCAAGTTTGAGTGCAACTCCTCCAATTGCTTCCATGACCTTGAGGACTTGCTCTGGTTTAGCATCCTCCCCAAGTTCTTTGGCAACGTACCAATACTTAGGCCAAAACTCTTCACCTGCTTTCTGATAGTCTTCTAGTGTAAGAGTTTTCATCGGTCACCTGCTTTACGGTTTTCAGAATAGTAAGAGTCAAAGGTTCCTTCAGGATAACGCTTAGACAATTTGCGGATATTAGTGTCAAGCACTTCTTCCATCGATACACCTAGCGATTGAGTAGCTTGTGCCACATACCACATGACATCACCCAACTCAATAATAAGATGTTCTCGATTATCGTCGTTCCAAGGCTTACCTTGGAAGACCATCTTCTTAATGATCTCAAGGAACTCACCACCTTCAGCATTAATCCCAACGCCAGCAGTAAGGAGACGCTCAATATTGGCACCCTGACGATCCAACTCGCCAATACGATCAGCGAAATCAACAAAGTTCGTTGAACAGTCAGAAGTAACTTCTGCAACAAACTCTTCATACTTATTAAAATTAATCATACATTCCACTCAGCAAATTTAGATAAACGGTTTTGTGATTCAGCGAACTGGGAGAGTTGTTCTCCTGCGTCCTCTGTGTCGATGCTGATAGCGGAAGCATCGTCCGCAACATCATACAGCTTCATTTTGGATCTGTCAATTCCCACCATGAATTTTCGTGAGGTAACAAGGTCTGAGTACCTGTTCTTAAGTTGTTTGACCATGAGGCGACCCTGTTGTTCAAGCTCATCAGTGCTGATGAGAGCGAACATAAAATCAGCAGTGGCAGGAAGACCAAAAGACTCGCTAGTATCGGTAAGGTCAGGGTCACTATTACCGTAACCAGAGCGAGTAGTTTGAGTAGCTGAGACAATAGGTACATTACATTCCACAGCAAGACCCCGAAGCTCCTCAGCAATCGCTTTGACATACGTATAAGAATTGACAATCGCACCTTTATACCTCGCACTAGCACAGATGTTTAAGTAGTCGATAAAAATAATATCAGGTTTAAAATCTTTCTTTAGAGAAAGATCGCTCAGGAGTGCCTTGAAGTGTCCTGCGTGAGCGGACGCTGTAGGGTATTCTTTGATAATAAGTTTGCCCTGAGTCTTCCTAGCGATCTCCTGAACCTTGCTAGTGAAGAGAACTTCAGGTAGTTCTGCAATATCTTTGACATTGACATTCAGAAGGTTTGCGTCAATTCGCTCAGCAATTTTTTCCTCTGCCATTTCACATGTAATGTAGAGAACGTTGTAGTTCTGAGTGAGCGCGGCAGCAGCGCAATGGCACATGAATAGAGATTTGCCGACGCCTGTACCAGCAAGAGCGACATTGAGAGTCTTGTTAGAGAGACCACCTTTGGTAATGAAGTTAAACTTTTCGAGATCAAAGGGAACTTTCTCTTCGACTCTGTGGTAGAAATCATAACGGTCTTCTGCTTGTTCAATGTAATCATGTCCTATGTGTTCGTCGAACGATACTGCCAGGGCTTCTTGTAAGATACCTGGGATCGCATCCTTTGATATTTTCTTATCGCCTCCATCTGCGATCTTGATAGACCGCATGAGGGCAAGGTAGATTGCTCGGTCTTGGCACCACTTTTCTGTGGCGTCAAGGAGCCATTCGTAATCGACCCACTCGTCTGAGAGGTCGGATACTGTCTGTACCGAATCTTTGTACGTGTCGTCAGTAAGATCATTACGATTTTGGAGGTTAATCGTAAGCACTTCTTTAGTAGGAATCTTGTCATACTTAGAAGCGAAATCAGCAATCTCCTCAAAGACAATTTTCTCATGATATTCTTGGAAATAATCTGCTTTTAGAAAGGGAACTACCTTGCGGTAATACTCCTCAGTGAAAAGGAGGTTACGCAAGATAGTTTGTTCAATGCGCTCAGTTGCCATAGGAGAATTCTTTTCGTGCTGCTTCTTCGAGTTTTTCCATTACTTCGGGGGTGAAGTATTTTTCGGGATCAGAAAGTACAGCAGAAGGATAAACGGAAGATTCCCCAATAAGAACCCGATTACCGTTCTTCCCGAAGACTCCGTGCTCGATACCCAATTCCAGTAAGCCGTAGTATTTGTCAAGACCTCGCTCGTCAAAAAATAGACGTGTTGCAACTTTAGAACCCTCAATAGTTAGACGAGACTTCTTCGCCTCGCATTTGATAATGTTGCCAACTACTTCTTTCTTGCTATCACGCTCCTTAGACTTGCTAAGGTAAATGATAGTAGAAGCAGCATACTTCAGACCAGTGCCACCTCCCATCTCCTTTGTAGGGACATAGGAACCAATCACATCATATGTATGGTTGGTGACAATCATAGGCACTTGTGCTTGTCCGAGTTTCAACGTCAAAACACGAAAGGCACCCTTGATCAACTGAGATTTGGTCATGTCACGAACCTGCTTGTCGTTAGCAACGTCCTCCATCTCCTTGGTAGTTGAGAGCATACCAAGAGAGTCTAGCACAAACATCATAGGCACACGCTCCTCTTTGGGTTCCTTGAGATACTTGTCAAGGATCCTACATGCTTGTGTCCTGAACTCCTCAATAGTAGCGACAGGCATGATGATCATACGCTTAGAGTCGATACCACGAGACTCAATCATGTCTCTGGAAATGGCGGATTCAGTCTCAAAATAAATGACGCCACCTGTAGGATTAGCGTCAAGGAAATTACGAACGACAGAAAGAGCAAAGAAAGTCTTGCCCGTGCTTGATTCTCCTGCCAAGGCAGTAACCTTATTGGAAGGAAGACCTCCAAACAACGAACCACTAACAAGGGCGTTAAAGATATAACTGCCAGTATCGACATAATCAGTAATGTCGCCAGCAGCAATTCCTTCGCTAACCAAACCAGCAAACTCGTTTCCACTTTCTTTAATTACGGTGTCTAAGAATCCCATTGATCTACTCGTTCCTCATAGAAATTTACATAATTATATCTGCTGCCCATTAGTTTAGCAAATGCAACAGCAGTGTTGTAGTCCTCAAAGCACTTGATGTCCTCTGGTCCTACTTGACCGACTACATGGTTAGTCCATGTTACTACAAAGATTTTCTTACTCATGAAAAGAAACTCGAAATTGTAATGGTCTTCTCGTGGGTCCAACCAATACATTGTAGCACGTTTTTCAACGGTTCGAGAAATGATTTCTCAAACTGTGTTTGATAATCTACATACTTCTCAAGACCAAACTCCTTGGGCAACTCACCGAAGAAACTGATACAGTTCTCCAGAATGGGATTGGGTGTCTTGAGATACATGAACTTGATCTTCTCACCCTCTTGAATAAGAGGATGCTTGTTTTCTACTTTGTACTTTTTGACATAGTGGTTGTAGAGCAGAGCACCTCGCACATGGATAGGGGTGCCTTTCTGGTAGATCTCTGTTGGATGACGGTACTTAGCAAGGTTGTTAACTCCTCGTGGGAAAGCAACTTCCTCATAAGGTCGCAGTCTCGTTTCTGCTCGCACGTCATTGATGAAATCGATAAGCTCATCATTTGACTTGCCGATAATAATCTTAAATGCTGCATACAATTTATCCCGAAAATATGCTGGAGTAGATGAACGGGCAGTCTCCAGACCCATAATCTTCATCTTTGGTTCTTTATATCTAACACCCTCGCTGTCCCATACGTTGAGAATGTAACGCTTCTTTGCAGTCCAGATACCACGGTCAGCGATGTTCTCACGCTTCATACTCATTTTTTGTTCATATGCCGAAACGTAATTCGCAAGTTCCTGATAAGAGGATTCGATGAATGGTTCCAGCTTCTCTTGACAGATCTTGTCAAGTATCCCCACAATTGCTGCTTTGTCGCCAGACTTATTACTAAAAAATTTAGTAACAAGAGGTCCAAGGTTAAGATAGATACTGTCGGTATCGGATGCGATAACATAATCGACTTCCTCCGTTTGTAACAGGGTATTTAGATATCCGTTCATCTTGTTCTCAATCCAACGGATCGAGAGCTGACCAGACAAAGTAATTGCTTCAGCATTAGCAAGACGATAGTATCGGAAATGTTCGTTGCCGATAGCACCATAGGCAGAGTTGAGAGAGATCTTACGTGCCATCTGAATGTTATTACAGCGGGCAATCTCTTTCATGAGTTCCACAGTGGGCGTCTTCTCATACTCTTTCTTAGCAGCAAGCATCTTCTTCTTGAAGATCACACGACCGTCATACATCTTCTTCATCATCTGAGGAAGAAAACCATGAACGTCTTTACGATACTGTGCGCCGTTAGGACACACAGCATACTCACCATCAACCTCAATTTGCTTCTGAAGCATTAGATCTACATTTGCTGCTGGATGTCTGGTATCCATCAGAGTCTCTGGTGAGATATTGTATTGCATGATCAAGTGTGGGTACAGGGAGTTCAAGTCGAAACTCACAACCCAATCATAGAACCCAGGAATAGGTTCTTTCACATATGCACCAGCATACTTCTCAGTCTTAGTTGCACTTTCCTTTTTAGGAGGAATAGCAACCTTGCGCTTTAGCAGTTCAACATAGATGTAGTTGTCCCACATACGAACCTGAGAGAATACATCTTCATAATTCACTTTGGCGTCATATGCCATGGTGAAAGCAAGTTCAATCAACTTCATCTTGTCGTCTAGTTTATCAACCAGGCGAACGTCATGGATGTTGTACTCAATAAACTTCTGCCAGTCGTTCTCATAGAACTCCTTGAAAGTGTCAAACTCAGAGTGATCGAGTTTCTTCTCACCCAGTTCGACAGAGCAGATGTGATCCAGACGGTAGGACTCTTGGTTTGTATAGGTGAATTTCTTATACAACTCAAGGTAGTCTAGCGTAGAGATGCCAAGCATATCAATAGAGAAGTTCTTGCGACCTTTAATAAAGATCTCACGCTGCGACACAAGTTTCCAAGGCGACAGAAGTTTTACAAACTTCTCGCCCAACACACGATCAACGCGGTTGTGGATGTATGGCATATCGAATAGTTGGCAGTTCCAACCTGTGACCACATCAGGATAGTTGTTCTGCCAGTAATCAATAAAGGCACCCAACATGCTCTCCTCAGAACGGAAATGCATGTAATCCACCATGCTGTCCTGGTTGTTGAAAGGACGCGCACCAAAGACCGTTATACGCCCCGTGAAGGAGTCTTTGATGGAGATGGCAAGGATCTCTTGGTCTGCTGTCTCGATGTCAGGAAACCCATTCTCAGCAGCAGTCTCGATGTCAATAGTAAAGACACGAATCTTGCTGCTATCAAACTTCAGTTCTTCCTCTGGGTGCTGCTCAGCGATGTACTGATACAGAAACCGAGAGTTACCATAGATCTCAAAGTCATCAACTTCTTTGTATTGCTTTACAAAGTCTCGTGCTTCTGTGATAGAACCAAACTTATGAGGTTCTACACAATCACCTTCAAGGGTGCGCCACTCTGAATAGTTCTTTGTAGGCAAATACAGCGTCGGGTTGAAAGGAACCCTCACGCTGTAGCGATTGCCATTCTCATAACCACGTACAAGCAGACGATTGCCTGCTTGCTCAACACTAGTGTAAAACTTCATTCAAGACATTCAAGATAACGAGCAAGCAAAGATTTGCTTGGATTAGTCACAACAGTCAGGTCCGAAGACCTGACATTAAATTCACGCTCAGCAGCATGAGGTGCCCATGGACTGATCTGACCTTCACAGTCTAACACGTATGGTTCTACCATCCACACGTCTGGGTCGCCTGGCAAAGTGTCCCCTTCAACTGGTTCTACTTGAGCAATAATCCAATCATTCTGCAGCTTCAGCAGGTTCGCTGTTATCTCCATTACTACCCTCCTCTGGGAAGAAAATTTGATCTTCGGTAATTCCGATCTCAACTAGACGTTTTACAAAGTTATCAACAATAGAATTTTCTGGATAAACAACACTAATAATATGATCTCCAGAAATTCTATGTTCTTCTACAGGAGAGAAGACACAGAATCTAGTGTATTGAATAGGAACAGTTCCATCATCATTGGGATCACCCAGGGAAAGTGTGTATGGATATACCAGTTTATACCCAACCACCTTATCTTCGTCACGAACTTCACCAAAAACGCATAGGACACTCTGACCAGTGGTAAGAGTTACGATGCGAATATTGTGATTAGTTTTCAGTTGCTGTGGTTCCGTCATTTTCTAGTTCCTTTTTTTCAATGATTTTTTGTTCGTAAGCATTTTGCAATCCTGGTTCTGGATTGCTGATTGTCATAACACAATCATATGGAATCTTAAATTGCCAGTCTGGTGTATAAGGATTCCATTTACTAAAGCGAACTTGGTATTCCATACCATGTGCTTCAGTTAAGTATTGAGGTGTGCCGCTATCAAGATTCAGAATATATGGATCTTCCATGAGAAGGCAAATACCTTTACGGTCTTCACCCTCTTCATCGAAGATTTCTTTTAACTCTGTAATGACGCGATCACCAGTCTTTAGAGTGACTACTGATACAGACATAGTTATAATGAGTTTGATACTAGTGTAACACCAAAAAAGGGGACCGTCAAGTCCCCTTCGATTCTATTTAGAACCATTTTTTACGCTTCTGTTTCTCTGGTAGATGCTTCATCAATGTAATTGTCAATAACCCATCTACAAATTTCACATCTTCAACTTCTACATCATCTGCCATCTGCCAGTTGCGTGAGAATGTCCTGTAGGAAATTCCCTTGTGGGAATATTTCCTTTCTTTATCTGGCGGTGCTTTGCGAGCAGAAACCGTTAGAACATTTCGTTCAGTCTCGACTTCAATATCTTCGCTTGCAAATCCAGCCAGAGCGACCTCAAGTAAGGTTCTGCCATCGTTTCCAGCGACCACATTGTAAGGTGGGTAATTTGATCCACCGCCTGCAAGAGCTTCAAGTCTGCTGAATGTTTCATCGAATCCAATCGAGTAAGGGGTATAGTGTTCCCATGTGATATTAGTCATTGTCCTTAAATAAGCGACGTTTGCATGTGACCCGTTAGGCATCACATTCTTATTTAACGTTTTACGTTAAAACTTTAATAAGGGAAAACCGTATTAAAACTTACGGTTTATTCTGCAACTGTCTTCTTACGACCAATATTATACTTACTCTCAAGAGTCCAATCATTCTTTTCCTTGAATGAAAGAACTTTGATTTGATTTAGAGGAGCAAGATCAGCAATCTTCTCAGCACTAACCACAGTGATTAGTCCCCAGTCAGATAGTAATTGAATGATGCGATTGCGACGCTGTACATCATTCAATGACAGGTTAGTGTTCTTACCGTCAAGAGCAAACAACTCTTTAAAATGAACGATATAATATTTACCTTGCTTATGTAGAATGTGGCATGACTGATAAATCTTCTTTTCTTTGCGAGATGCCACGCCAATACGAGTTAGCGTTTCTCTAACTTTAAGGAAGTCATCTGGTTCTCCAAGAACCACTTCTACCATATCAGTTTGTTTCCACTGGATCTCAGTTTCACCACTCATCTTTTTCCACCTTTATTCAATGCCTTTGTAATATGATCTAGTTGATCCTTGGTGAGAACCCTAAGTGCTTGGAGAGCTTTATCGTCATTATAACCATAATACTCTTTGACTACTTCAAGATAATCAATAGAATCTTTACGAGCCCAGGGAGAGAAACGCTTCCTAGGTTTGACACTATTTATAAAAAAATCATATTGCATCTTCTTTGGTAGATGCGGGTTCTTGTTCATTTCATTGGCATACAGTACCGTATCAGTGAAAGAACTGAGGCACCTGTTAATAAT